TTGTGATACTGTTATCAGACATCTCATGAGTGTATGCCTGTCCACCAGTGGTACCTCTTCCAATACCTTCGTCAGATGCACTATCCAGAGGGCGAGTACCAATAGGCTGTGTACACACCCATTGTCCTCTTTCAGTCACCACACCTGTTCCAGGTTCAATGACTGCGTACTTGTAGAAGACAAAGAGTCGTCCATTGTTGATTGACCACCACAAATCTCCTTGTTGAGCCCCTGATGTTTCAGGTTCTGTCTCTGATACAAAAGTGGTTCTACCAGCATTGGCTTCAGATGTAAGAATTGCCTTATATCTGTCAAAGTCTACCAGATAGTTTGCATCTGCCAGGTTGTTCTGATTTTGCCAACTGATGAAGTTACCATAAGCATGAACGATATTCTCATAAGTTCCATCATAGAGTTGCTTACTCTTCCATTCAGTCTCATCCCAATACACTGGGGTGTTCTCCTCAATGTCTGTTCCAGCTAAACCTGTCCAACTAGCATCAACTGTTCCACTTCCAGTGTTTAACCAGAACTGCCCAGTGGCAGGACTAGAAGGTGCTGTCTGTGTCACACAATTAATTGGACCCATAAAGGTAACCAAACCAGTCGCTCTAACAAAGACAACCAGTCCTTTGTTGTCATAGAAGATATCACCAACCTGAATAAGCCTTTCTGTCTCTGTTTGGACAATTAGAACTCTTGTTTCTTGATCATAGGATTCTACAGTGGCAAGAGAACCTGTTGTGGTTTGGATTTGTGTTCCAACAACAAACACATAAGGTGCCTTATAGAATTCATTGGTTTCTGGATTGTAAGTGAAGTAGTCACAATCAATTGCCTGTCTGTGAGAAATTAGAGTGGTTGCTGTAATAGAACCATAACCATTCACCACAGGTTTGCCTTGAATGTAAGTAACAATACCAGAAGCACCATCTCCACCACTTCCAGTGGAATCATAATACAAATAGTCACCAACCACAGTTGTAGAAGGAGAACCATTGATAACTTCAATTCCAGAGACTGTACCCTCTAGAGTTGTCTCTACTTCAATTTTCAGCTGATCTTTGGTGGATTCTAGATATGGATTTCTAAATCTGTCAATCTTCTCAAAGTCAAACTCCAACAGAGTGTCATCATAGCTGTAAGAGGGATTGAAGCTGAGATAACGAGCAGTCTCAGGTTCAATAGTCGTCTTGGCGATGATATTCTGTGAAATTGGACGATTGGCAAAGTTGTCTCCAATAATGTAGGGGAAGATTGGAGTAAGTCCAACAGTTGTTGCCACATAGAAGAAAACACCATCTGGATAGAGTTCTTCTGGATATTCTGGAGTATTAGCAATCACACCATTATACACATTCATAATAGTGTAGGTGGTGTCAATAGTTCCTAGGAAAGCTAGAATATTGGAATCTGGGGGAGGATCGCCATTGGGATCTGTGTTATCAGTTTGAATATCAGCATCATCCAATGGATCGCCTGTTGGATCAGGTTTGTTGTCAGTTGCCAGCAAGAACTGGGAACTCACAGCAGCAGGATTGAATTCGTAATCCTGAACGAAGGTTCCCATTGGATAGACGTCTTCGCTTGGGGGATTTGTTCCAATGTCATCTCCACCACCAGCAATGATGTTATCTCTGTTCGTTCTTAAGACATAACCACTTCTTGCTTCAATAAGTCCACCATCAGCGTTCTTTTTGTTCTTCCAAAGAGTAGGACCGTAAATTGGGTTACCATCAAATGCCCAACCCAAAATGGGAGAGTGAGCTGTTCCATTATCTCCCAGATTTTCTCTCATCTTACTGGGAGCAATGACATAACCATAATTTGTCAGTTTGCCTGCTTTGTTTTTGAAAACAAATCCATTGTTTCCATCAAATTGAGTATTTGCTCCTGTTTCAATAGCATATGGTTTATCGTACTCATAATATTGAATGATTGCCTCCACATCAGCACCAAACCCCACAGGAATCACCTGTGCAGTGGTTGCAATAGGATTATAGTCTATTCCACTATTGACAATGTTAACACTTGCCAGTCCCCCATTCCCATCCACTGTGACAGCAAGTAGAGCACCTTTACCCACTCCACTGCCATCAACAACGTCAATAGTGGGAATATCATAGTACCATCTGCCAGGATTGCTGACAGTAGCAGTGGTGATTCTTCCGTAGACGTCAAATGTTAAATCAATGACTCCATCTTCACCAGAACTGATGCGACTGCTTGTTCTCTTGTCTCCATCATAGTTGGTTAGGGACTCTGTAGTTACTCCAACAATTTCACCATTGGTTCCAATATCAAAGGTGGTATCTGTAACGGCAGCATCATCAACCACCATTGTGGGTGTGATGTAAGCAAAACCTTCTTCAGTAACATCAATGCGAGCAATCTTACCCTGTGTTACTCTTTCAGTAGACACATTACTATAGGCACTCACTCCATCAACAAAGACACCAATAGTTTCTGTTCCTTTATCTGCGAATGGGTTTGGTTGTCTAGTTTCTCTTCTAGGAATGACGCTGATAAGGTTGTTACCTGTAAGATCAGGTCCAACAGAGTCATCACTACTGAATAAACCAACAGGATCATAGGGAAGATCGCTGGATGATACAAAGACATTTCTTTTGTCAAAGAAGACACCATCAACACCTGCTGTCCAATTTTCAATCAATCCAATTTGAGGAGGAGCAGCAACTTGTTGTGCTAATACATCATCATAGTTCTCAATGAAAGAACTGATACACTTATCTCTAGGATCAATTCTACCAGGTCCATTGATATAAACTTCATCTGCTGGAGTATGGAGAGAACCAGGATCTCTCACTTCCACACTTTCCACAAGACCCAAAGGCCATGAGCGACTAACGTACTCTACACCTTCTTTTTCATATCTTGCTTCCACATAATATGGACCCCAAACTTCAGCATTGACTGGATGAACAACATCCACACCAATATATCCTCTAGTACACCCAAAGAATTGGTTGAGAGAACGAGAAGTGTATTTAATTGCTTCTTGTTCAATGAAGATGACGCCTGCATCTGGGAAACCCAAAGTGGACTCCACAGTGATAGTATAGACATCAACTTGATCGACTCCATCCCCCACTACGTCTGCTGCTCTAGTGAGACGTGTTTTGGGATTAGAAACAAAGTCACCAGTCAGAAAATTCTCATCACACTGAATCTCATACTGAACTTCTGACTCATATGGGTATGTGGAGACGTAACTAACAAAAGTTTTGGCATATTCTACGTCATCATCCAAATATGACTTCAATGAGAGTTCTGCTCCAATGGATTGAGCAGGAGTTGCCCAGTTTTCCTCTGGATCGCAGAAAACAAAGGGAACAGGGACAGTTCTTAAAATCTGTGTCTCGTCATAACCAGAACGAGAAGGAATAATCATCCTATCCCCAGGATAAGTCACATCAACATCATTTTCAGCAAAAAGCATCTTAAACAATGCTTTGATGCCCAATTTGGAACCTTTTGACTGATAGAAGTCTCTTAAGTTCTGCCAGAGAGAAGATTTATTGACTTCTCTGGCATATCTACGATATGCAATGTTGTCAGTGAAAGAATCTGAAATATTGGTTGCCATTGCAACCAAAAAGAGAACAGACAGATTCTTAACAGGAGTTCCAATGTTATGACTGGTTGCTACTGTGTCTTTGAAGACACCTGCTTTTGTGAATGTGGGTAGAACAGTTGTACCAGATGCACCTCTCTGTAACCCATTGAGCACATTACCAACTCTCTGATCGTAGAGAATAACTTCATCACCAACTAAAACAACACCATTCTTCTCTGGAAAACCAAATCCATCTTCCAAAGTAAGACTTTCTGTGTCCTCTTCAATTAATCTCTTAGAAAGAAGATTGTATTCAACAATATCATCCTGATAATTGTCAAAATCCCTATATTTTTGAATATTTTGCAGAAGATTCTGCCCAAAACCCAACCTTTCTTGAGCCTCATCAGCATGCTCCATAAAGGAGACAAACCGAGCATAATTCTGAACGATAAACTGTGGGAGAGTGCTGTCTACCTGTGAGGAAGGATAGACGATCTCGTTGTATTGGCTCATGATCCGCTGATCTTAGTGTCTACTATGGCTTCGATATCTGAATTATCGACGTCAAAATCCATGAAGACTGAATTTTTAGCGATAATGTCATTATCACGTGGGACAACTTTAATTCTGATGATTCCGTTAGGAATTACAGTTGTGACAACTGTAATATCTTGCCCTTTGATGTATCCTAACTTGATTTCACCTGTTTCATAATCAACAGTACCAAATAATTTATTACCTATAACCTTATTGTTTTCATTGTCATAGTAATAAGTATAGACAACACCTTTTGTGTCATCTTCCATATAATAAATCCTCTTATCCTCCACTCCATCAATTTTCAAAGTGAACCCAGTGGAGGACACAACTGGTTGAACTCTGTCAAGCTTGAGAGCGTTGTCAAAACAAATCTCATAAGTGGCAGGTGCGTTGAGAAGAGCAGTAACGTCTTTCCTCAACAGAAGGTTTGTGACATTCCTTGTAATTGAACTATCTGCTCCATCAATAGCACCCACAATCTTAGAATACCTCACTGCTCCACCAAATTTAGAAATGGAGGATGCCATGGCATATTGACTGAGTGTTTCCTTCACAGATGATACAATTCCTGTATTATCTTTCAAAGTCTTCAAATCATTGTAATATACCAATGATTTTGCCTCTACGTAGATAACTTCAGGATCCACAAACACCAAATCCAAAGAAGCAACTCTATATTGATCCAGAGAACTCCTAATGAACTTCTTTGTCACATTTGAGAGGGATTCTCCAGTTAATGGTTTTACAGAGATGAAAACTCTTCCATATTGAGGAGGATTGAGAGTATCTCCACCATAAACATAGATATCCTCCACTGCTGGATAGATCGTTCTAATTAGAGAGTCATAATCTGAAGCGACAACTGCTCTATTTTGTGCTCCATATGATTTGGGTGCTCTGAACTTCACAGAAGGGACACTTTCAATCTGTGCTCCACCACTTGAAGTAGTTGCTTCTGTTACTGTCGCATTGACTGTGACTGCATTTCCATCAGAGTCATATGCTTTACCCACAAAGATAAAGTTATTGGTTCCTTGAATACCGTTTCCAGCATCCCCATCAGTCACCACATAGTTGACATAAATCTTCGCTCCATTCAGAAGAGCCTTTCCAAAGTAATTATCACCAAAAGTAAGTTGATAATATCCATTATCTACTTCTTCCAACCAGTAAACACGACTCTCGCTAGTCAATTTGACTAAATTGTCTGCCTGATTATAGAAATGATTGACATCTGTAGCAGGATCTTCCTGAA